GAAGTCAAACGTCTCTCCCAGAGGCGTATATTTGCCCTTAAAACTAATGGTGACACCAGGTAGGGTAGATGCTTCGCTGTCAGGAATGATTTGATTACATTGCACATAATTGTCGCCTTTACCGATCTGGATCGCACCCGATGTGGCATAAGGTTTTGTGCTGCCGAGACCAGGACTGTTGAATAGATTGCCCGAATCCATTTTGTAAACATTTCCGCTGTCGTCACAAGCAATAACGTAGTCAAATATGCCTTCATCGAGATAGCAACCTCGACTGAGTGTGCCAACGGCAAATGTGTTTTCGGCGTAGTTCCAGATAATGTATTTGTTTGGCACTTTGCTGTCGCCGCTTGGAAAGAACCACCATATCTCATTGTATGAGCTGTTGTGACCGCCACAGACTGCACCTGAGTATTGTTTGTTGATGTTGTCGAAAATAAAATCAGACACGCTGCAAGGGATTTCTCTCACTGAGCCGTCATATAGAAATATGGTTTTCTCGCCAAGCCAAGCAATGAAATTGCCCGCTTGCACGATTGATCTAGCCGAGATGGCTTTGCAGTTCGTACCAGCATCGGTGATGCCATAAACGAAAGGTTGGCCCGAATAATAGAGCTTTGCCAAGCCTGTTGATGTGAATAATATCATGTCGGTTTGCCATTTAACGCCCGCCAACAGCTCAGAAGATGTCGGCACTTGTAGATCGCCCGCCGTGTTTGTAGAAGCCGCAGTCCATGTGGTCGATGCTTCTCTCGATGACCATTGCACTTTCCTTGGGTCTCCGCCCGCACCGAGGGCAATGATGTGTCTTTCATTGCTGACCAATACGCCAGAACAACCCGTGGGTGCATTGGTCAGTGCCACGCCCGCTGCATCGGGTGATCCACTTCCCGCATCGGGTCGCCATTGATAAATCTTTCCATCTGACGAGCAGTTAAAAATTAAATACTCGCCCCAGTTGTCAAAGGAATAGGAGTGTTTGGCAAACGAAAGACCCGATTGCGATCTGGCATCGCCATAATCTTCGACATTGTAATTGTATGCGCCATAACCCAAAGGGTCAGTTGATTTTGGAGTGGTGAATCCAGATGGTGTGATGTCGTACCAAGTCAGGTTTTCATCCATATAGACATAAACTTTTTCCCTAGTTCCGACCGCAAGTAAGTTATTGCCGTCATTGTCTTTCCAAGCGAATAAACCAATCGGCGCACCCGTTAAAGCCGATGACTTTAAATATTCCCAACCGCCGATGTTTTTGAGTATGCCGTCTTGAAAACGAATCAGGTTTGAGTCGATCCATCTTCCTTTTGCAGAATACTCAGTACCAGTAGTGACCACACCTGGTGGGGGAGTGACGGAAACGAGGGCCATGATTAATCGCCTATGGTTTTCGTTTCAGTCGTAGGCGTGATCTGCTCAACAATGTTTGCATCCAAATTTGATTTCAATTCAGCCACTTTATCTGCGCCCATCGCCGTTTCAACCCAACCTGTGACAATCGCATTGGTCAGATCAGCAAAGGGTTTGAAATTTGATAAATCATCGGTCGATACACCTTCCGTACCATATACGCTTGCAACGTAGAAATTATCTTCAGAATCTTTTTGATCGCTTGTCGCAATTAAACGCCAGTGAACATTATAAACGACATCAGATTTTGAATCCTTAGTCGGGTAGCAGTCAACTGTTTTACAATCCCATGCGTAAGTATTTGCCATTTTAGTTTCCTTTTAGTTTGTTTAATTAGCTTTCTAAAGCTGTAATTCTTGCTTCCAATGCATCAATCTTGTCATCTGCTTCTTGTAAGGCTTTGACCAATATTGGAATCAATGCACCATATTTGATTGATTTAACAGTTCCATCTTGACCTTTTATTGGGTTTTCGGTTTCTCTAACCAATCCTGGGAAAACCGTTTCAAATTCGTCTGCTATAAATCCAATGTGTTTGTTTTGTTTATTTGGGTGATAGTCTGTAATCCACTTAAAGTTTTTGACTTGTAATTGATTTATGTCAGCAAGTTTTGAAGTTGCATCTTCAATATCGGTTTTCAAACTGCGATCAGAAGTCAATATGCCTGAATCAGATGTCCATACATCACCATCAGAACTAACTCTCATTCTTGCTGCTGATGTATCTTCACAGTAAATAAAATAATCGGCTGTTGAATCTGGTGCTGACCCACTGTATTCAATTTTCAAACCTCTTGGTGTACTGCCGTGACTGTTTGTTGCACCGATTGTATAAATAGCTGATGAGGTTTTGCTTTCGAGTTGCTGAGCTGGACTTGTAGTGCTGATTCCAACTTTTCCATCTGGTAAAAAAGTCATAGCTGGAGTATTTCCCGGAGTTCCCCCTTGAGAGCTTCCCGGATATATACCTAATTTACCATAACCTAAATCTCCTTTAGCTCCAGATATTGCCCAACTTCTTGAATCAGTATTTGCTGACTCCTCTATTAACAAATGATGAGTACCCGCATCTTTTGTTATGTGAACCATTCCATCTGGACTAGTTTCACCGATTCCAAGTTTTCCACCGTTGTCCATTCTCATTTTCTCGGTGCCTTGTCTTTCAAAAATTAAGGCTTCAGAAACATTTATATAGCCGTGATTATCATTGTTAGTTCCAAGTTTGTGATATGTTGCACCGCCATCTTGAGTAATTTGAATTTCGCCAACGTGATCTTCGTTGACGTTATCGCTATCTGCTTCTAATAAAATACCCGCAGAACCAGTTGATGAAACGTGAAGTAGTTGGCTTGGACTTGAGGTTCCGATTCCAACATTTTTTTCATCTAGTGTAAGTGTTTCATTCAAATCACCAGCAGCTTGAACAAAGAAAGATAAATTACCTTTGTTTGATGCGCCTTGTCCAGGATCGTGTGCAACACCTCTTATCTCTGCATAAGTTTCTTTTGAACCACCATCTTTTTCATCGCCTGTGAATCGGATAACACCAACGTCTGTATTATCGCCAATGCCGCCTGTTGTTTGGTCGTTTAAGTACAACTCAATAACTGCTGCATCGTCTGTGTCAGCGTTTTGGAAGTTTTCTAAAAGAAGATGTGGTGCGTTATCTGAAGTGGAATAAATGTGAACATCTGTGCTTGGAGTTCCAGTGCCAAATCCAACCCGATTATTTCCACCATCAACAAAAAGCATATTGGCATTGCCGTTGCTTTCAACACGGAAATCTATGTCTGCGCCACCTTCATTGAAATTAGTTTCATTGAAATTCATATACATTCTATGGGTAGAACTTCCGCCAACCATTGTTTTTATAAAGAATCGACCATCTTCTGTGCCATCTGAAACATCGTAAGTTTCAGCAAAAAGCTCTGCATATACGACATCTTGCGAGTTGTCGTTTCGACCTTCATACTCAATAGCACCCAACATGTCTCCATCTGCTGGTGATCCTGAGTTTCGATACATTCTAAGATTTGGGCCAGCTGCTGCATCTGCATCCGTAGATATAAGTGAAAGCGTATCGGTGTTGTCTGCTGTTGTAATCGTAGATGCCAAAGTCGCAGAAAGTGAAGTAAACGCACCAGTCGATGCAGTATTCGCCCCAATCGGGCTTGAATCGATGTTTGCGCCATCAATGTTCATCGCAACGCTTGTGCCAGTGGCACTGAAGATTGCATCAATCGTATCGAGGTCAGAATTCAATTTTGTCCCCCACGAATCTGTACTCGCACCCACCTCTGGTTTAGTTAGTGATAAGTTTGTTGTCGTTGTATCGGCCATATTCCTAAATTACCCCATGGTATTTGTAAATTTTAAATAGTTTTAAAAACAGCTCATTAAGCTGCTTCGTTCCAGGTTGTTGAATCAGGAGACTGATCAGTCCATGTTGTCGTGGCGACTGTTTGATCTGTATAAGATGTTGTCGTCACAGTTTGATCTTCCCATTTTAGACCACCTATCGCAGAAAAACTAGATGTTTGAGCAGATATGGCTGAAACATAGAAGCGTATTCCGCCTGTTGCTTCCATACCGCTTGTCTCTGCAATGGTGCTTACTGCGCTCACCACCATTTCTGCAACAGCACTGAAGGCACTGGTTTGATCCATGCTGGCCGTTCCGAGCGCAATTCTGACCGCACTTCCTGTCATCGCCGATGTTTGATCCATCGATGCAATGGCATCAAGCACAATGGTTGCTGTGCCAGTCATAGCCGATGTCTGGGCTATGGTGGATGTGACTGGTTTGACGAGAACCACCGCGCCCGTCATGGCAGAAGTTTGATCTATGCTTGCTTGAGCTCTATCAATCTGCCTGGCTGTGGCATCAAATCCTGATGTCTGTGTAATGGTAGCCGATATTGGCTTGACCACCTCTGCTGTTGCAACAACGCTGCTGGTTTGTGCAATCGTTGCGGATATTGGATGTACTATTATTGCAGCAGAAGTGAATCCCGATGTTTGTGCGCTGGTGGCTGAGACAATGATGTCGAGCTTGGCGGTTGCATCAAGCCCTGAAGTCTGCGCGATGGTTGCAGCCGCAAACTCATACTGTGGTGAGCCATAATTTGACTTACCATAGGTATATAAACCATAGCCAACGCTGGCCATGTGGTTACGCCAATGTTACGTCAAGATCGCCAGCATCAAAACGAATGACATCACCTGAAGCCACTGCTTTTGATGCAGATAACGCAGCCCAAGCCATTAAGTTTCCACTCGATGATGCGTCAAAGATACCCACATGAGTTATGGTTCCCCAAGAACCCGTTGCAGTCACAAACTCAACGGCTGCCCCATTGGTCGCAGTAGTAGGTGAGGTGCCTGAAACGGTCATTGCAGCCATACTTTTCCTAGCATAAGAACCGCCAGAAACCTCTGTGCCGCCACCCGTATCAGATGGTGCTGCTGTGAATAATCCGACATAAAGCGTGCCAGGTGCTGAATAAGCACTGCCCCCGAATACATGATCCAAAACTTTATCTTCTAAATAGTCTGTAAAACCAGCCATTGTTATTTCCTCTAATTAAATTTAATTATTGCCCCAATAAACAACTTGTTTTTGGGTTCTGCCGTAAGTTCTTCGCCTCGGAATCATTGATCCTTTGCCGAAGGCGGCACGTTCTTGTTCCATCCTCATTTCTTCCAATGCCTTATCAAATAGATTGGTGAAACCCGCTGCACGATCATCTTCCATGAGATAAATCGATGCAGTGCGTAAACACCCATAGAGATAAACATCGGGATAGCTTGTTGAGACAAAGTTTGAAGTATTGCTGCTGCTCAGTGCTGAAATTTTTGAGTAGTAGGTTAATTGTAGCGTATATGAGCCGTCAGGTGTAGGACATAATTCCATGGTGTCATCAACTAGGGCGTAGTAAACGGGTTGACCCGTGCTGTTGTTGTTCTTTTTGCGGTAAACATCCAAAGACTCAATGCTCATTTGCATCAATGGACTGAAATTGTTTGCTGTGATTTCGACATTGATGGCCTCTAACCAGTCTGTCGGTAATGTTAAATATTGGGCATCGGCAGTCGCGGTTGCACGTTTAACCATGTCTTTTGTTCTGAGCTTTCGATTCAGCTCTGCCTCGGTTTGTATGATGAAGGTGTCCATCATTGAATCTAAATCACTGCGATTCAGATAATTTGCAACTGCTGTTTTTAATTCACTGTATGTCATATTTTCCCTTGCCAAGTGCGAAACGCTTTGTTGTCAGGATCATTCAGCCAACGCTTCATTTTAGCCTTATCGTTGATCCAGCCCTCTCTCATAGCTTTCTGATAAACAACCATTGGAATCTCGGCAACGTGGCGCATTTCTTTGCCTGGTGTTTGCTCACTTAAAACCTTGCAATGCTCAATGATCGGTCTCACGTCTTGCTTGGTTTGATAAACAAAGTTATCGCCCTCGGTTGCAAATTGATTGACGAGACCGCCTGATTTTATTTCCAATGTTGTTATTTTTGCCATTTTTAAATAGTGGGGCGATTGCTCACCCCACTAAATTACTCACTTACGATGTAGATAAGTCAGCAGCCAGACCATGAGCTTTCTCATTAGAACACTCTAGTCCGTACTCGACTATCAACATTTTAGTTTGAGCATCACCGATTGTTGAAATGTCAACAGTTTCAAAATCTCTAAGATATGAAACTTTTGCAAAATCAGGATCGATGAACAGTGCTGTTCTGCCTCTGCTGAAGTTAGAAGGCATTACCTTCAACTCACCAAAGTCTCCAGAATACACACTCACGCTGGCTTCGATCGCTGTTGCATCGATCATTTGCCTAGCAGAAGCTCGTCCAGTGAAACCAGACACAACGCCTTTGACGTGAGAACCGACAACCAACATAGTTGGTTCGCCGCCGTTGTCAAAACAAAGTTGTTGTACGTCTTTCAAAATGGTTTCTGTGAACGCTCTTTGTGTGCCATCTGTAGGTGCAGCACCATTACCAGCACCAGCCCCGTTTGTGCCTCTGGAAACATTGGTTTCAATCCAAGTTTCAAAGCCACCCGTTTGCCTTGCTGTGGTTGCGTTGCCCGCGTTTTTGGCAGTGTTTCCACAAATGGTTTTCTCCATGTCGCGTTTCAGGGCTTTTGCCATGATTGCGAGTTGGTGAGCCATTTCTGATTTCTTACCAGCGGGGTCTGATGCTTGCTGTGAACCTGTCACAGTTGCATCTCTGCTTGAGATTTGACAAATGTTGCTTTCTCTTACAGTAGCGGTCGCTGCTGTTCTTGAAAGCTCAAAACCCTCTAGCTGTCCAGTAGCGGATGCTGAGGGTAATGCTTCAGTTTGCCAATCAAATTGTACATTCTTTACCGAATTACGGCCAATAGCTGACATGACAGGAGTTGACATTGGTGAAATGTTATAGATCAGATCACTCAAAGCCTCTCTGTCAGCAGTAGCAGTATAAGTGTCAAATGCATTCGTGACCTTTGCCATGCTAATACTCCTTCTAGTTGCCTAGAAATTAAAAGTTAAATTAATTGTTCAAATACTTTCGCCGCATCTTGGACTTTCCCAGATTTGGCTAATCGTGCTTTCGATTTCTTTAAAGGAGTGCTGGTTTTTTTACGAGAGACTGAACCAGGTTTTGCAACTCTGTTTCTAGCCGATGCCTTTTGAGTGGGTTTTTTCTTGACAGCTTTTTGCGTTTTATTTTGCATCCAGCTATTTCTTAACCCCATCAACAGGCGGTAATCATACACTTGGTTGATTTCCTCTGCTGTAAATCCCAAATCATTGATTGCATGATCTCGAATCGCCAATTTTTCTTCTTGTTGGATGGTTTTATCCTTCCACTCAGGAACATGATTAAGAATTTGCTTTTCGCCGTATTGCATATACTTCTGTATCTGCTCTTGCTGTTTCACTTGATCTTCTTCTTGAAGTCTCGTTTGTTCAGCTTGTACGGCTTGCAATTTCTGTTGTTTTTCATTCCATAAATCGCGTTCTCGGACATACCCAATGGGATCGTTAGAATACAAAGTTTCCCAGTCAGGCTCAGTACCCAAACTTTCGCTTAATGCAGCTTCCATTTTGGGCAGCAGTTCCTTATAAATCGCCTCGTTTTTTGCAACCTCGCTTTGTTGTTCTTCAACAGTCTTACGCTGTTGAGCGAGTTCTTGAGTCTTTCGAGTGTAATCTGCTTGTCTAGAATACGAGCTTTGAAGTTCGTCAATGGTGACTTCAACATCTTCGCCGTTTACTTTAACGGCATAAAGTTGAGGTTCATTTTGTTCCTCTATCTCATCTTGTTCATCGTCAAGAGTTTCTGTTTCTTCTGTTTCTTCAAAGTCATCGGCTTGGAGTTCTTCTTCCTCGACAATTTCTTCTTCAACAGTTTCATCGGCTTGTGATTCTACTTGTGCCTCTTCTAGTTTTTCCTCTTCAGGTTCTAGGTATTGCTCAAATGAGGTCACAGCCTCTTCCATACTTGTTTGTAATTCCAATGGTTTAGGTTGAACCGTGTTGGCCATAATATTATCCTTGAAAATTATTGATAATTAGATTGATTCTAAACTACCCTTTGGTATTTGTAAATCAATACTAAGCCATGACTTTTCGGATTCTTCTCAAATTGGTTTGTGTAATTTTTCCTTTCTCAACAATGATTCGCAGATGTTTTTCTATCTCAGGCAACATCTTGACGGCAGTGTGCATTGATTCTCTAAACGCTTTGTCGTCTTGATCGGATTGCACCCAGAGCTGGATGTATTCATCGTGCAGTTGTTCGATTGCTTTTTTAAAAACAACAGAATTGAGGATTAATTCTGCCTCGTTGGATTCGAGGACTTCTTGTTGTGTACTCATGTGTTTCCTATTTTATTAATGATTGACTGTATTCCGCCAAGACTCAATGGTTGATAGCCACTTGGCATGGTCGGTAAACTTGTAATCGATTCAGCCATTGAAGGCAATGGTGCAAATGGATCATATATCAATGGTGGCCCACTCATTTGTTGCACAGGGGGTGGGTCGTAAACATAAGGCGTATAAACATCGTCAAACACCGTATATCCCTCTGGCACTTCTGGCGAATATGAAACGCCTGGTGCAATAAAATCTCTCGGTTCAAAGACAGGATTTTGAATTGTAAATGGCGTGTAATCGACTGGCACAAAAGGCGTGTCGTCATCATCGACAACTCCCGCGCCCGTTCCTATGCCAACAGTATCGCCAATGCCGATGCCAACATCATCGGTTGTGCCGTCATCAGTATCACCTGTTCCAGTTGTATCGGTTGTGCCTGTTGGCGTAGGTGTTGGCGTAGGTGTAGGTGTGGGTGTAGGTGTAGGTGTGGGCGTTGGCGTTATAGGCGGAGATGGGGGTGGTGTTGTAATAACTGGCGGCTCATCAATTACAGGAGGTGTGTCAATCACAATCGGTGGTGTATCAATAACAGGTGGTGTAATGACAGGTGGAGTAGGGGGTGGCGTTGTAATAATTGGTGGCGTTATAACAGTACCGCTGTCGTCAATGATTGATGGAAAAAGCGGTATGTCAATCGGAGACTCTTCATCCGTTGTTGTTGTGACCCACGGATTTCCACTTTCATCTTGTGGATCGTATATTTTTGTGCCAAATCCAGTCATTGTTCTTCTGTCAGACACAGCATCAAATTCATATTCTGGAAACAGAACCTCATCGCCGACTTGCCACTCATAATCATTTAAAGAACCAACAATTTCAAGCCCGCCTTTGTCGTTAATTGTCCAAACATAACCTGTGTCACCATCTGAAAACTTGTCGCCAGTTTTTAAGCCGTATTCGTTTTTCATGCCGCGCACAGCGGCGACCTGACCTTTTGTTAATCCATATTCTCCAAATTTTTTGCTTGGTTTTTGTCCTGGTTTACCCAAACCAAATTTTCTTGACGGCGTGTAAATACCAGCAATACCCGCACCCAAAGGGGGCAATCCACCAATCGTATCGCTGACTGGTGGATCAACAAGCTCATTGCTGTATATCAGCTCATCGGGTATGTCG